CCGGCCCTCTGCTAGTTCATGAGTAAAATCATGGCACTTCCGGCAAAGCGGGATTAGGTTTGACTTCTCATCTGTGCCACCCTCGCTTTGAAAGACAATATGATGAAAGGTCAATCTTCGTTTAAAGGTATGCTTGATCCTTGGGTCGTCCTTGTTGGCACACTCGTTCCCGTAAATCTCAAGCACCCTTCTTCGGTTTTCGATGTTCCTCATATCTCTTTCCATGCGGGTCATAAAAACCATGGCCCGTTTCTAAAATAATTTGCTCAACGGTTTTCTTCTTATCCTTATCAGTCATATCAACTGGCTGGAAGGCTTGTTCTAGGGTTCGTTCTTTCATCTAAAGCGTCCCCGTTAAAAACCCATGAATAATAATTGCCAAAAACCCGCTTGCTATCGCAATTAAAAACACTTGCCAATCTTTCATTTTACTAGGTTATCTATTTTTTTCATTAACTCCTTAATTTTCATTTTAATTATTACTAACAAAGAAAACTCTATGTGTTTTCTGCAAATTACAAATTCCCTGCACATTTGGATTTTTCCATCTGGCGCAAGGAGAGGCCTTAAAAGCCTAACCCATACCTTTCTTGAGTCGCCATCATCTTTAACAATTACAATTCTTCCAAAATATCCCTCATAAAGCGGCTCAATCATTCCCCACGGCTCATGCGTCTGCCCACAATAAACACACACTCCAAATCGTTTGATTATACCAAGTTTCCTCATTTTACTAGCTTATCTATTTTCCTTAGGTTTTTCATTGGTTTCTCTTTGCCAACCTCTTAGTTTCAGCTTCAATAAATTTCCAAATCCAACCATCAACTGCTTTCCCATTCCTGTGTTTCTCTAAAATTTTAGCCTCATATTCCATAAACCTCTTTATAATCACTTCAAGATCATTTTTAATTACCTGCCGTTTAATCATGTTGAAAGCATACGCTCGCCCACTCACAAGTCCCTCCGAAAATCCTTTCTCATATCCTGTTTTAAAATCCCAACCACTAAGAAACCATAAATAAATTTTTCTAATATAGCCAATTAAAATATTAAGTGGGATTGGATAACAAATTGCTCCTAGCCGATTTGGCTCAAGGTAAGAAATCCCATAAAATTTTGGGATCGGCTCTCCTTCTTTAATTTCTTTCCTTAGGTCTTTCATTGGTTTAGTCATTTTTCACCCTCTCTACATAATTATGTATTAAGCCCCATGTTTTGGCGTCTATTCTTGGATGCTTACTTGCCCAATGTTCTAGTTTCATCAATTCTTTCTCTCTCTCTTTCTTTAGTTCTTGGGAGATGAATTGTTTGATATTTTTACGCAATACAATTTCGCCCCTCTCTGGTTTATATAGCGATGAGGGCAAATCAGAAAAATCAGGAAACATCTTTTCAAATCGTTTTTCCCAATCTGGTTTTTTCATTTTCTCCTCCTCTTAAGTTCCTCGTGAATTGCCTTCCAATAGAGTTCTTCTGCCATTTTTTGGTACTTCTCTTCCTTGCCAATACTTCCATACCAACAATATAGGAATGATTTAATCTGTTTAATTAATCGTTTCTCCCAATCTTGTTTAGTCATTTAATTCTTCCTCTAATCTTGCTTTGGTCAATTGCCAAACACGACTCACAAAGGCAATTTTATGTAACAGTTTACGCTTAGGAAAGGCCGGTAAAACTGCCATCATCGCTTTCTCAACTTCCTTTATGGTAAATTTCTTCTCTTTCTTTCCTTTCATTTCACCCACTTGTTTTTATGGTAAGGCTCTAAGCCTTTAACCATCTTTAAAAACTTTTGCTGAATTTCTTTAATTGCCGACTCCGCCGCCGACTCCGCCGACCACGCCGCCGACTCCGCCGCCGACTCCGCCGACCACGCCGCCGACTCCGCCGCCGACTCCGCCGACCTTGCCGCCGACTCCGCCGACCACGCCGCCGACTCCGCCGCCGCTAACTCTGCCGACTCCGCCGACCTTGCCGCCGACCTCGCCACTGACCACGCCGCCGACTCCGCCGCCGACTCCGCCGCCGAAGCATCTCCTCGTCCCCACAGCCATCTCTTGGCGGCTAAAATTGCCTTTCTTGGTCGCTTGTCCTTTGGAAATTCCTTCTCAAAATTCGGCAAAACCAGCTCGGTACAATAAATCGCCAATCTCACGCTGTCTTTCTTACCCCATTTCCAAGCTCTTAAAATCCTCATTTCTGACCATGTTTCTTTATCTTCTTGTTTTTCCGATTTCCCCCTAACCTCCACCTCAGCCAAGATTTCTCCCTGGACATAAGAAAAGGCATCGTAGGGCTCCCTAGAACAATGGAAGCCTGTTTTGCACATTTTCAATTTCCCATCCCACTTGTACCACTGACCAATTTTCCACTTAAAACCGCCAAAGTGGGATTTTAATCCGGTCCGTAAAAATTTAAAGCGTTTTGTTTTTTTCATTTGTTCTCCTCTTTGGCTCAAACTTCTCACACTCATCATGGAAGGCCATGCCCTCTTTACAATAAACCACGGTCGCACTCACCGAAGGCCCAATCATATCCAGCCGCTTGCCTTGTTTCTTACATTCATCACAATGGTCGTGTCTTAATATTTCTTTCATTTAGGCTCTAATCCTTTCTTCCAAATCTTGCCCTTTAAAATTGTCCGGTTGAGGATTTTTAAAATGGTGGTGATGAGTTTGGTCATTTAAGTAAATCCTTGTTTTCGTAGATATTGCCGATGACTTCAAATCCTCCACTTTTTTCTCTGAATTTACCCACAGTCCAGATTTCAGGTTTGTGGGTTTGGACTGCGAAGCAGGTGTCAATCTTTATCCATTCAATTACACCCTGTTGCCCATTTTTTCCAATAACTATATCTCCTTCATAAATTTCAACCCCATTTTTGTCTTTTAAACCTATATACTGCATAAGAACCAAATCTTCATAATGATTGGTATAGTGATTTTCAAACAAATCCTTCAATGAGAACAGGTGTCCCATTCTCATTTTATTTTTGTCCCAAGCCCGGAATTTAATTGGTCTCATTTTTCCTCCTCCAATTCTCTTAACATCTTCTTCTTCCATTGTTTGATTTCTTGGACGTGTTTGTTGTAGCCAACAGCTTCCCCAGACTTTCCGACTTCATCAAATAAAAATTTAGTGAGCTTTATAACAGTCCAATTAAATTCGGGGAGATTACTCAAATCTCTTCTCTCGGTCTTCTTTGCCACTCTTTTGTGTAGGCGACACGAGTTAGTTTTGGCTTCTTTATTATCATTTTTATTTCCTTCTCAATCTTCTTTAGGTTCATTTTTCCATTTCCCACCTTTCAATAATTTCCCTGCCATCTTCAGTTTCCTTGTAAATCTTGACGCTTCCACTCTTTATCTGACTCCGCCAGATGTCGTTGGTATGCTGACATTCCTTTAATGTTTGCCGGGAGTCTGCCAGCTCAATTCTAAGGCGTTTTATTGTCTGATGTGACCAAAGAAGCATCCCAAAGGCAAAGAGCATGGTGAAGGCGATTGTCCAACCAAAGTGGATTTTCCAATCTTCTTTAATGGTTCTGGGTATTTTCATTTTAAAATTGTTTATAAGATATCTCCAAGAAAAAGCTCCAGCCTTCCTTGGCCATTTTCATCAAACTCAATATCTTTAACCAAAACAAAATGGCCCGGTTTTTTGTTTTCAATTACATATCCCTTTTCTCTTAACCCATAGATACGGGCATTATATTGAGCAATCCCGAGTCCATTTGGCCGAGGAGTCATAAACTCATAAACATAAGCACCCCGGCTTCCCCTTTCTCTTAAAAGGTTTAAAATGCGCTGTTCTTGAGTTAACTTTTTATGATAAATCATTCTTGTTTGCCTCTGGCCCGTTGCTTAATTCTGCTAATTGCACCCTCCTTAGAAAAATCCAACTCTCGTTCTTTCATAATCCTATCCTCCCTTGGTGATGGCGGAGAGGCCGTCCCAGTCTTTCCCGTTGCCACCCCATCAAAACTCTCTTTTTCTGGGGCTTCACCGCCAACCGAAACCGCCCGAAAATTTTCCATCCCATCAGTTAAAATTATCAAACAAGGACGCCACTTCATCCAAAGCGCTCCTTTTCTTTCTTGGTCATCTCGTGAGCAATAATCGCCTCGGTAGTCAAAATAGAAGTAGCCACCGCCACGCCATTCTCAAGAGCAAGGCGGACCACTTTGGCCGGATCAATAATGCCTTCCCCCACCAAATCTCTCAGCTCTCCACTCCCCACCTCATAACCAACCTCACCATTACTGGCCAAAATCTTCTGAACATAACTATTAATTGTATCGTTGGTTTCCCCAGAGTTTTGCATCAATTTTCTGGCTGGCATTTCCAGCACCTCCTTCAAAAGCTTTTCTCCCTCGTTTTTTCCGGCTAAAACCTGAGCCATTTGCAAAAAGACTGTTCCCCCGCCAGCCACCACCCCCTCGTCACGGGCAGAGGTGGCCGCCCCCACCGCATCCTTTACCCGCTCCACCTTCTCGCGCCGATCCACTTCGGTCTTTGAGCCAACCCTAATTACCCCAATCCCCGTTGAAAGTCGCGCCAGCCTTTCCTCAAGTTTTTCCTTCTCAAATTTTGACCGTTCACGCTTAATCTGCTCCCGCAAGCTATTGGCCCTCACTTCAATATCATGAGGCTTGCCACCGCCCTTAACAATCACCGTACTATCCCGACCAACAATAACCTTCTTTGCTCGGCCCGCCCAGTCATTAGAATTAACCACATCAACATTCTTAGTGTGAGAAATTACTGTCGCGCCTGTAAAAACCGCAATATCGTCAAAATAGTTTTCCATTTCCTTACCGGTTTTGGGTGGATGAACAGCCACTGCGGTAATATTCCCCTTTGTTTTATTAGCCACCATAGTGGCCATTGCGTCCCCGGTAAGATCAGAAATAATAAAAAGCATTTCCTTAGAAATCTTAGCAACGCTTTCCAGAATAGGAACAATTTCGGTATTAAGAGAAATCTTACGATTAATCAAAACTACCACCGGATCATGAAGAACGGCCTCCATCCGATCGGGATTGGTCACAAAGTAGGGGTTAAGATAGCCCCGATCAAACTCCATCCCTTCGGTATAGTCTACCTCTGTTTTAATGTCTCCCTCCTCAACGGTCACCAGCCCGTCCCGGCCAACCTTATCAACGGCTTCCGCCACCAACCGGCCGATTTCTGCATCCGCAGAAGAAATAAACGCCACCCTTTCAATATCCTTACTGCTCTTTATCGGACGAGAAAGCCGCTTCAGCTCCTTTAACACAGATGGCAAGGCTTCATAAACCTGATTGCGCAAAACCATCGGATTAACTCCCTCGTCAATAAGGGCCAACCCTCGCTTTACTATCTCATAAGCCAACAGAGTGGCAGTCGTTGTTCCGTCTCCCGCCTCGTCATTTGTTTTCTGAGCCGCCACCTTAACCAAATCCACGCCCACATCAACTAGCAAATCCTTGCTCTCTACATCCCTTGCCACCGTCACCCCATCATGAACAGAGATTGGCGTTCCCCAAACTCGCTGAATCGCCACATTCCTTCCCTTTGGCCCAAGCGTAACCGTCACCGTATCAGCCAAAAGCTTTACGCCCCGAAAAAGCTTTTTTCTTGCCTCGTCACCAGAAACAATAATTTTAGGCATTTTTCTTACCTCCTCTTCTAATTAATCCCAACACATCATCAAAACTAACGAAAAGATACTCTCGCCCCTCAAGAAAAAATTTGCTCTCCCCATAGCGCCGATAGGCAATCAAATCTCCCCGCTTCAGCCCATCAATCGGCAAAAACTTATCACCCATTGGTTCACCAACCGCCACTACTCGGCCAACCTCCTGACCCTTCTCCTGCACCACCACGAACTCGCCACAAAGCCCCTCGGAAACCTCTGGCTCGATAACCACGATGTTTTTCGCTGGCACAATCTTCATTATTTTTCTCCCTTCATTAATTTAACTAACAGTTTCTCCACCTTCTTTTTCTCCCGCAACCAAAACCCAATCATTACCTTGTCGCCGCTCTTTTTCGCTCGCCTTAAATCTTTACGCACTTTCACTAGCCGGTCAAGTAAATCATTCATTTTTTCTTCTGTCTCGGTCGCTTAAATCTTTCCCGCTGGTTAGCGCTCACAATCGCCCGCTGCAAACTAAAACGGCGGATCCGATCAATAGTAAAAGTTTTTCCCGTCTCCTTGTCGATAAGAGTAAACAACTCATTATCAATATCGTGCCGCCAAATATAGCGGGTAAGCTCACGATCCACTTTTTTCATCCTTCACCCCTTTCTTTCTAAGATAAAAGATATAATGCCTAATCGCCTCCCGGACAAACTCACTTCGACTCTGCATGGTAATTTCAGCCCAAGCATCAAGTAGTTGCAAAAAGCCCGGCTTAAAAGTGATGTTCACCCTAATAGCATTACCAATTCTTCTAAAAGTCATAGTTCGTAATCTCCACTCTTTACCTTCTCAATTAACAAGGAAATATATTCCACCTGCTTAATACTCATTCCGCAATGACAAAGGCCCTCAAAGCTAACCCCGCGCACCTTTCCGCAAACCGAACATGGATAAATTTTAGGCAAATACCTAGCCCTAGGCTCCTTCTCAGCCACTCCCTTTACCACCAACTGATGGCGCAAATCACTTCGCGACAAAGAGCGGGCCATAGCAACCAGCTCCCGCTTATTATCCTCCTTAAGGTGCGGTCCAATCATAATCAGCTTACTATAGGGAATATCAATTAAGCTTCGCCATTTAGGAAACCTCTCTACTAAAGTAATCGCGTTCTTAACATGCGAATAACTAAAACCAAGCTCGTCATCAGCACAAAGACTGGCAAAGCTTTCAAAACTTTCCCGCCAAAGCTCTTTATCTCTAATTTCTTTCATGATTTCCCCCAGTTTAAAATAATGCTCAGTCGCCGAGCGTTTAAGCGCAAGCAACTGGTTCCACAAATAGTTAAGTCGCTGCCCGCGAGCCACCGCAGACACCTTATTCTTCAACTTCGCTGTCACCAAGCACCTCCCCTAGGTCGCCGCTATTGTCCGGCTCTACATTGTTATTGTAAAAACTCATCAATTTCTCTGTCGCCCCCTCAAGAGTATCTAAATTGTTTGCCTTCAAAAACAATGCTTCGTTTTTGGTAAACTTTGTTCTTTTGCCCGGGATTACAGTATAGCGAGTATCCTTATCAGTTCCCTTTCGAGAAATTTTCAAATCGTACTTTCGCGGATCGCCATAATCACTATCCTTGGCCAACTCCAAAATTGTCCCAAAAATAGACCAACCAAACTCCACTGGTTTAACCACCGGCACATCTCCTCGAATTAGAATAAGATAAGCCCATCGGTTGCTGGCCTTAACTCCCTTCTGGCACCACTCACAAGTAGAAATATCACCCGTACAATTATAGCTCTTCTTTTCAGAATGAACATAGTGACTTACATAGTGATAGCTGTGGCTTAAAATTCTAATCGTTGTTGTTCCCTCCTCAAACTTGTGCCAAGAGCTCTCGCCCACGGGTGGAGTATAGCTTGATAAATCCTTAACTATTTCTCCCACTAAACTACACCTCCCTCCTTTAAGACTTTGACTGAATAAAATTCTTTAACTTCCCGTTTACAATCCGGGCAAACTTTAATTTCCCAAGTTTCATAATAATCATGTTCAGACACTCCCCCACCTTCTCGGTTTTTCTGATGCATTTGAACTAAACAATTTGGGCAAATCATGTATTCTTCGCGTCGTACGCCTCCTTTACTTTTTGTCGCTTCTTGACTATTTCCAACAATTCATCCAAATCCGGAAACTCTGCACGCATTTCCTCCATTGCCTCCTTATTATCATCAGTCATCTTCTTTCCTGACGCCAGCCGTCCCAAAACCCGATTCCACCGAGCCACCCTCGACTTATACCTAGCCTCAAAATTAGCCCGGCTAGGAAAACCATAGGCCTTCGTAAGATATTGACTACAACTGACTTTCCAGTTGACATAAAATCTTCCCGCCACATCATCAAAGGCAATCGGCTTCTCCTTTTCCGGTGGCGTCTTACTCTTAAGACAACCGGTTATCTGCTCAATATCCTTTCGATAGGCCTCCTCAAGCGCGGGATTAGCAAATACGCCGATTTCCACCAAGCAAAGATCATCCTTAGAAACATAAACCAAGTGCCCCTCCTTGAAGTTGCCCGCTTTAAGATAGTGAAAAAGCTGCAAGCGGTGGCGAGGATCGGCCATTCGAAAAACATCGTAACGATGAAACAGATTCGAACCAACACTCTTTATTTCTAAAACTACTCTTCTTAATCCATTGGGGTGTTTTGTTCTAAAATGCTTCACGATCGCCGCCGCTGCCCGGGAAATAAATTCTGGAAACTCGCCATTGGTAAACGCGGCCTCCGCCTTCCCCCAATCCGGCTTGCCACCAGCCAAGTGATCCAGCCGACCAGTGACTGGTAAAAGACCATCGTACTGGTACCGCAGCCATCGTTGTTGCTCGATTAAAATGCCCGCACGATTCAAAACCACCGCTGTAATCCACTCAAAAAGATTCCCCGCCTCGAACTTGCGCAAGGGCCGAAAACCAAACGGATTACTCGGTTTTACCCCCTTCATCTTGTACCACCGATCAAGCATCGGCCCCCCAAGCTCTGAGGCCCAAATTCTCTCTCGCGGCTCCAGCTTGCGCTCCTCCCGGCAAGCAAGCGATTCATTCCAAATATTAGCAAAAGACCAAGATAGTTTATTCATTTTTCAACTTCTCAAAATACTCAACATCAAACTGCTTAATTTTCTCAACGGCCGTCCATAAATCACCCATAATAATTTCCTGTAAATGTTCCGCGCTTCTAATATTGAAATCCCTTTTTCCAAAGCGGAAAATCATATACCAAACAAGATGGTCAAGAGCCTTGCTAAAATCCATTACAAAACACCTCGGCTAACCGTTAGCCGGGAAACCTCCTTCTTGTAAAAATTACGAACGCCGGTAATATCAAGAGCAAAATCCGCCCAAGCAGAACCAAAACGAAGTACGGCCAAAGCCAAATCATGCTGTTTCTTTTTCTTGAGAGAAAAATAACACGCCAACGTATGCTTAAGAAGCTGATTAATGCGAAACTCAATTTCAGGGTTTAAAACCTCGTTTTTCATCTCACACACATACTACCCCAAAACAACACACCATGTCAAGCCCCAAAAAGGCAAGGTAAATAGGCAAATGTTTTTTAAAAAGACAAACACCAACCAAGAAAAAAAGTGGCAAGAGGGAATATGGGACTTGCCACTTTTTCCACTACCCCGCCAGCTCTTTTATTGTGCCTTCGGCGTTTCTAGATTGCGTCCAAGGCCAAAGAGCTTAGACTCCCTCTCTCCCTCCCTCCCTCTGGGAATAGTCTTTTTTGTCTCCCCTCCTCCTGAAATCCTGTTCAGGTCATCGGGTATAAAAAAAACGACGAAAATTAAAAATTCGTCGCTATTCCCGTCGGTCGGTCGGTCGGTCGGTCAACCGCGCTCCCATCCCCCCGCGCGGTCAGGGTCTCTCCGATTAAAGTAATGTTCTGAATGAGTTTTTTCATCTTTCTAAGAAAGCTCTTGCTGTTTTAAGAAGCTTCTCCTTGTTAGTATACCACCCACTGTCATTGGTTGGCAAGTAAGCATATTCTTCGGGATGGCAATACTTGATTAGAACACGATAACCTTGTCCGGAACAGGCACGCAATTTGGCATAAAAACGGCGATAAGAGTGGGTCAAGTATCTCTTTACCTCTTTGCCGTTTTTTACAAAGAGGGTGATGTTTTTAACTTCCTTCATAAAAAATCCCCTTGTTTGGCGAGCCGAACACTGCATCGCGGTTGCCCGCCAAACAAAGGGACTTGCAGTGTTCGCTAACCAACCGCACTATTACTATACCATACCTTGTCAAAAAATGCTATACTCAAACAATCCGACTTGGCTTTAGGCGAGGTCGGTTTTTATTTGGTGGAAGCGAGGAGCAGCGAACTCCTGCTGACCTAACTCTCTCTCGCCCGGGGAGGGTCACGCCAGCGAATCGTTTTCCGCTTCCAAGTTGTTGGGCAATCCCTATCTCGTTAAACTTTCAATCGCCTGTTCCAAATTCCAATGAACCTCAACTCTATCTTTATCGGGATAATAAACTAATCCAAAGGCGCTTGCCGTTTCCTCACCCTTGCGAGGCCAACCATGTTTCCTTGAATATCGGTCCGACTCCTTATAAGTCCCCAAGCTGATGGCGTGTATTATCCTTTCGTCTCCGCCAAAAACCTTCCGAACTTGAGTTAGATGAGCCTTAGTATGCTTATGGGCAGTAATGGAAACAATGCTCCGGGAAGTATTGGCCTCGTCTAATTGTTGTCGCCAAGCGGCGTGAGCGTCATTATAGACTGAAAAACCCTTGTGTTGATGGCTTCCGATAATGGCGTAGTTTCTAGCCCCATATTTGTTAAACAAGCCAAGATCAACATAAGAAACGCCGTCCAGTAAATGGGCGTTGAACTTCTCCCAGAAGTCATGGTAGAGAAGGTGGCCGCCGTGTTTGTCATAAACCCAGCCGTCATGGTCGCCAAGCCAGCTACAAAGCAAATGGTTGCCCTCGGCCATGTATTTTAAAGCCGATCTCATGTAAAGGATTGACTCTTCTTCTGAGGCCAACTGGGGTGATTGTTGCCAGAAAATGCTGTCGGTTAAATCGCCAAAGGTCATGAAATAGCCATTAACCGACTTAACCAAATCAATGTCTTTGCCAAAGCGGTCAAGGTTTACTTCCGGATGAAGGGCGTGAACATCACCAAACAAGCCAATAAGAATGGGACGCTCGGTGGCAATTTCAATATGGACTAATTCGGGGATTTGAAGTAGCTCTTTGTATTCTTTCTTTCGCCGGGCCATAATGGGTTGCCATTCGGTGAAGTCCCTTCGTTCAGGAAGGGGAGTCAAAAACGAAGGAGTGGTTAATTCTTCAGCCAACAATTTCCGTCTAACCTCGGCCCTCGTTGCCGAAGTGCCGTCCGGATAGAAAATTGCCGCTTCTTTATTCATGTTTTGCTAAACCGATAAAACCAGCTTCTCCTTTCTCCACGGCTTCAAGGGTGAGGTTGCCTTCCTCGTCCCTGAAATATTTAATTCTAAAGCCATTTTCTTTCAAACTGCGGGCCTTCTGATAGAGCAAGTTGCAGGCGTGCAACCGCTTCTCCCAATAGCGATATTTTTCAAGATAGGCATTGGCGTTTTGCAAACAAGCCACCGAAATTTCCCGTAGTTCCGTAAAAAACCTTCCGGGGCTGATTTCCACCCGTTCGGGTTCTTTCTCAGCTAGCGGGATGCTGTTAAGTCTTTCGGTCATTAACGCCTATCCTTTCAAGTTGACTTTCCCATTGGCCAATTCTGGCGGCCAAATCCCAAAACCAAACCCAAAACAGGTTGTCAACTTCCTCTATGTTTTTTTTCCGCCGCAGGTTCGTTGTTTTCCTGCCTCACTTCAAAAACCACCTTTGGCTCAATAAGGTCAATAGTCTGGATAGTTTCTTTGCCTCTGTATCCCATCGTTAATTTTCCTTTCGAGGCGTGCCAGCCCTCCAAGTACCTAATGACTCTACGAAAACATCCTTGTTGGCTAATGACTCGTTCACTTAAAATCATCGCTTCCCATCAGCAAACAAATGCCGGTAGCCCCAAACCAAGCCCCAAGGATAAAAATAACAATCGAGCTTAATGGGCAGGCGCACCACATTATTTTTTCCTCCGATATTTTTTGTCAATTTCCTTGATTGCGTAGAGAACAAAGTTCACCAATCCATAATATTGGAAAAACTCCGGCCTCTCTAGTAAATAAGAACCAACTGCTGTCACCGAAGCAGAAAAACCGATCCAAGCGGCTACCTTAACAAAGTCTGGCAAATTTTCCCACAATTCATATATTTTCTTCATCATCATCACCCCCTTCTTCTATGAAGAAACCGTTTAAATAGCTCCTTGGCCAAATCCCAAGTGCCTATTGCCTCAAATTTTAATGCCTGTGAGCTCTTTAGAGCCGTTTTAAGGCGTTTAATTTCTTCCTGAGCACTAGATAGACCTGTTTCAAGCCCTTCCACCTTCTTTGCCAATTCTTCTTGTTCCCTAACTGCCTTATCCCGTTGATTTCTTGCTTCAAGGAGTTGGCCGATGAGGTCTTTGTTATCTCTCTCTTGAGTTTCAAGACTCGTTCTGAGATTGTTGACCTCAAGTGATTTTGTTGCCAATGCTTCCTCACAAGACCCAAGCGACACTTTACAATCTGAAAGTTGGTCCTCAACGCTTGTCCCATTTGGCACCTCCCTTCCCGTATAAATCCGCAAACCGAATATCTTGGTGGCAGGGTCGCCATACTTGGCTTCAAAAAAATACTCCTCACCTGTCCATGGGTCGTTTATTAAATAGCTATTGTTCTCTTTACCTTTAATTAAAACAAAGTGGGTTTGGATGCCCGCCTTCGGGCTAAAGTCCACCAAGGCAATCACCGGCATTTTCTTGTCAAGCAAATAGTCAATCTTGCTCAAGTCGCAGGGGATATCGTAACAATTGTAGTATTCGTCAGCCACCCAAGTGTTTTCAAAGGCGGTTGCCGCCGCCCAGAAATTGATATTCCCTTGCGGGTCAAAAACCCCCTTGTTCTTATAAACCTCATTTAAAGCATCGGGAAGCAAGTCTTGGCCCAAGTACCGAAGGTACATTGAATGGCACACCAGCAAACAACCATAATTCCCAATCGTAACATTAGATCCCCCAAGACGCTTGAGCTTCCACCGCTCATCCCTCTGACTTAATGGGTTTATTACTAATTTCATTTACGATTGTTTTTGTAGGAACTAAAAATATCCCACAAGGCTTTAGCCGCCAAAGCAACTAAAATCCCCACCCCAAGTTGAAGTTGAGTTTCAAGTTTGGCCAGCCTTTCAACAATCTGGCCAAGCTCATCATTGATAGTGGCAATATGGTTGGCGTTTTGCTGGATTAGTTCCCAATAGTGATTTTCCATATTTACCCATTAGTGCCCCCACCAGTATTATTAGTTGGTTTAAACGGTGGTAGGTTTCTAAGTCTTTGAATAAGAGCCTTAACAATTAGCTCTGCCTCTCCGGGCTGGGATTTCTGAAGTTGGTCAATCCCTGTTGCAGACATAAACTGAGGTGGCTGAATTGGCCCACCAGCCTGAGCTGACTGGTTAGCCATGCCCGCCCCAGCTCTTCGTCTAAAAGCTTCAACTAATGCACTGTTGTCCATAGTTAAATTATACCACACTATTTGCGAAAAAATCCTTCAAACAAGTTACGATTATCTGAACCATACCCCTCCTTAAGTAGGGTTTTCATTTCTTTCTTAACATTATCGGTTAAAATCTTCTGCTCCTTGTAGGTTTTAAGAAGCCTTGCCAACTCTTCGGTACTCATTTTGCTAAAAATTTTATCCAAAACAAACTTTGCCTGCTGGCGGTCGTTAAGACCAATAATTCCCCTCTCAAGCATTCCTTGTCCGCGCCCCTCTTCCTCAAGATAGGCCTTAAGTCTTTTGGTTACCTTCTCATTTAGTTTGCCGCTTTTCTTCATTTCAGCAAGCTCTTTGGCAATCTTATCGCTTGGCATTTTAGAACGAATCATTTTTAGAATCTTAACAGCCGCCTCTCGGTTCTCCCTTGACTCATCCTTCATCTCTTCCCGAAGCCTGTCAAGTTCACTAGCCGCCCGCTGGCCGCCAACCACTCTTCCCAAAAGTGAAGGATAAGCTTTCTCATATTCTTCCAACGATGATCGGCCAAACAAGTAGAGCATTGCCGCATTCTTAATGTTTTGATCAACAAAAACGGGTCGGCCGGTGCGGTGGCTTTGTAAAAGACCATAATCGTAGGCTGATAAAGCATCCTTAAGGCGGTCAACAGCAGTAACGCGGGTAAAAGCCTTCCATTCATCAATCAACCGATCTCTTGCCTCGTCGCTAGTGGGATTTTCTAACCAACTAAAAACAGACGAGGCTAAGTCTGAAATAGCAATTCTTGGCATTGACGGCAGGGCGCGCGAAGCAATATTCCAACTTCTAGTGAGGGCGTAAAGCGTGGCCACCGGGAGAGCAAGGGCTAAAAATATGTTGAAAAGATTGGCTTTGCTTTTAGACGACATCTTGTCAAAAGCCTTTATCGCTTTTGGACTAATGCCGCCCTCTCTCCCAAGAATTTTTAAAAACTCTTGTGTGCCACTATCTTTAAAAGATACTCGAATCATTTCTGAAATCACTTCGAGTTGGTTAATGGGATATTGCTGAAACACATAAAGAAATCTGCCCATCAACGATCGCTGGGCAAGTGGAGAATAGCCTTTACCAGAAAGAAAGTTAATAAAGGCAGAAAACTGGGCTGCCATCCTCTTCTTGTCGGCACTAGAAATTTTTACCCCGATCTCTGGTTCAACCTTCTTAGTGAGGTAATATTCAAATCCAAACATATTCTCCAACCGGTTGGCAAGTTCAGTTATGTCTCCCAGAAAATTAATACCCTGATCAAAAAATTTAATTAACTTCTTATTAAGCTTGGGGATTTCTTGACCGGCCATTATTCGGCCGAAAGCGTACCCACTTTCCTCCAAAACACGAATATAGTCTGCTCTTGTTTTTCTATTCCACGGAAACATTGAGCCATAAAGTCTAATTCGACCGGCAAGCTTTGACTCTGTCCCAATGAAGGGAATCGCTGCCATTGGTTGGGTTCTGTTAAGAAGGGCAAAAGACCAATTCCAAGCAAGCTTGGCAGGATAAAAAACCTTGACAAAGACATCGCCAATATTTGGTAACTGGATTCTTGGTACTTCAAGATAGCCATTTTTTATATTATCTGCCAGCTCCTTACCAAAGCTAGTGTTTAAAATAGACTTAGCCAGCTCCTCGTCAACAGGAACTTTCTTTGGAATAATAGTGCCGACCTTTTGATTAATAGCATTCCCGATTGAGCGATAAAATTTCTCCGAAGGTGACAAAAGATCATAAATGTCAAGATCAACCATTTCTTTAACATAGTGTTTGGCCGGGCCGCTTCCGCGAGTCACCGCCTCATACCGGTCAAGAAGAAAAGCACCATAAAGATTCTTTTTAAGCCAATTCGCAGATGACCTAGACCAAGCATCAAAAATCCTGTCCAAATCTTTCTCAAACAAGCCAACCGCGAAGTCTCGCGGGGTTTTGGTCCGCTGCTCCCAAAATTTAGTTCGGTCAAAAAGACTGGCAGCCATTCTAATGTTTTCCTCCACAATATAGGGAAGATAGGGCTTGCGAACCTTAAGGGGTGGTTGCTTTCTTGCCTCTCGCAATCGATTGACTATAGCAATATTTGCCTCCGAAACTTCCTGAAGGTATTTGGCAACCGCCTTAGCTCTTTTACTAATTTTCCCTTTATATAGTTTCTTAGCTCCTCCCTGAAGGTAGGCAACCTGTTCCTGCTCCGCCTTGCTTAAATCCTTGGTTATTTTTGAAAGCCCCCTCTTCATTCGCTCTTCGTAATTCTTGCTAATGTTAATCAATCCACGCATGGGAACATGAAATGAGTTTTTAATTCCAAGCAGCTTGGTTGCCTGCCCCTCAGACAAATGCCTAACCGAAAGCATTGCCAAGCTCTTGAGCAGGCTTGGGTCAACTGGCTCCGGAGAGGGCAAATCCTTGATCATTAGGGCAAAATTGGCAATTTCATCAACTGTCTGATTTATTTCTCCCATCACGCCATATTTCTTCTCCAAGTCTTCCTGCTTGGTGGCAAACTTTTCTCCAACCGCCAGCCGTCGTCTTTCCTCGGCCTGCATTTCCCTAACCATGGCAATCTTGTTTTCAATAACCTCCCAGTTTCTAGGCTGAAGCCATTCAATCATCTTTTTACCATCTTCCCTAGTCATCTTGGCAAAAGAAACATCACCCAAAAGATCATCTAAAACTGGCAACATTTCCCGGTTTTTAACACGCAATCGCTTTCTTAAGCTTCTAATAGTTCTGATCTGATGGGGAGTAATTTTTTCTCCCTCAGGAACAAGCCTCGAAGAACCACGAATGTCACGCCAAAACTTAAGCATTTCTTTTGGTGCTGCAGCTGGGTCCTTAAAAAGCTTTTTAAGTCTTTTCTCAACCTCACTTTGAACGAGCATGGCAAGGCTTTTCTTTGCCTCCGGAAGGTTAGTAATGATAATCTCTTCACGAGAAGTTCCAATTGGTTTAACGCCATGTATTATTACCATGTTCCTAGTGAGTTGGTTTAGCCGCCCCATAATGTTCCGAAGGTGAACCGCCTCGGTACCGGCCTTGGCCACCTGCACTTCCGGATCGTTATTGGTAAAAACAAACTTTACCCCCCTTCTATCAAGGGCCTCCAATTTATCGAGTAAATCGAGAAATCCCTTGGCCCGCTCCATCTCGGCTCCATGGGCATAGCCACTTGACCAAAGGTATGGTGGATCGATCCAAACAAAATCAGAGCTTTTTCCAGTTTTGGCGAGCCTATCTAAAACTTTAAGAGCATCCCTGTTAGTCATGTTGACCCCCTTAAAGATTTTAGAAAAGCTTGGCACCGACTTGACAAGATTGCTAAGTTTGGTGGGCGTCAGCTCTTGAGTTCGACCAGCCGCCGCCTCAATAAGCTTAGCGGCTACTCGAAAATCTGGGTCTTTTTTGTAAAGTAACTTAAAATGAGAAAGCCAGTCTGCCCCCGGATTATCAGCCAAATATCGGCCCACCTGAGCAATAAACTTCTGAACTGGCTTTGGATTTGTTTTGACTCGCCTAAGAGCATTAATAACTTCTAAATCAAGTTCGTTGTAATGAAACTTTGCCTTCGGAAAAAGCTTCTTAGAAAGGCTAGTAAGCAAACCAGACCCGCCAAACAAATCATAAACATTCTTAAAGCGACCAAGATGTTTTACATCGGCGGGAACAATATTGCCAAGATCGGTTTGCTTAACATCAAGTGCGTTAAGTAAATAGCCAACCATTTGTCGTTTGTTTCCCATATAGACAAGGGGAACAGTTTGCTGAACCCACTCTCGATTGCCGGTACCGCGAGTAGTGTATTTACCATAAGGAATATAGTATTTTCCCTCAGCGGGAAGGTTTGGGCTAGTTGTGGTTGCTTCCATTATCTTCTTCTTAACTCTCCCCCCGGTCATTTCATCAATCTTAAAAATTAAAGATTCAAGCTTATCGACGACTCCCTCTAGCTCTGGGTTTTGCTTTATTGTCTGAAGAATAGAATAATTTTCCTTATAGTTTCTGCCCATCTCGTAACCAGTGAGATTTTTTATCTGCTTAACGAGAGTAGCCCTTGCCATGTTTAGTTTCTGGCGACTCCCTTTTATTTCTGGTCGCTCCAATTGCTTTTCAACTGCTCCAAGTCGCTTAACATATTCTTCCTGACTGGGAGACTCCGTAAGAAAAGCATTTAATTTGTCAGTAAAGAGTTCTTTTTCCAGTTTTGCAATTGTTGTCTTGGGCTTTTGTTTAGTTATTTCCCTTGCCAACCCAACCTTTTCTCCCCCAAGGGGAACGGCAAGGGTTCTCCCCCGATATTCATAGTGGATTTTGTCTGGTAAAATTTTAGCCCCCGGGGGAATCTGGGAATAGTCTGGTCTAAGCTTGCCCGTAGCAACCATCTCGGATGTTTTAGCAACTTCTTTCTCGGCCATTTTTGCCAATGGTTTAGTTGTATCTGGCCTGACGGGTAATTTTTTAGACAAGGGTTCTGGCTTGGGAATTACTCTCGGAAGTAGGGCATCAGTTGCCTCCCAAATTAAATTGGCCACATTAACCTGTCTTCGCTTGGCCAAATCAACAAGCCGTTTTGGAAATTCTTTCTCAAGAAGGTTTTTATAGGCAGTCTTTATCTGTGATTGGCTGGCTCCCTTTTTAACTTTCAAAATTTCTCTTGCCATTCTAGGAGTCATCCGGCCACGTGGCTGTACTCCTCCCTCAAAAAAAAGCCCAGCTTGAAGGGCAAGATTAAATGCCTCCTCTTCTGGGGCCTCAACCAATCTAGTGCGTGGAGTTTTAAACTCTGGAAAGAATTTTTCTGATACTCTGCCAGCGCCAAACTGGGGAAAAGCCCTTTCGGCCAATGGAGCTTCTCTTCGAAGTTCTTTTGCTTTTGAAACATATTCCCTGCCAAGACCAACAACTGCCTGTTTGCGCCTATAAAAAGCTTGAGTAGGGTCTTTAAAAACATCAAGGCGCTTTCTAAAAAATCCCTTAAATTGGTTTGGTAGCTTAAAATCCATATTAGTAATTATATTTCATTCCAGAAGTATCCCTGCCAACAATCTTGTAGGGGACACCCCTTCTCAACCACTTATCTTTTTCCGGTGGGGTGGAGTAAAAAATGTCGAGGGTGTTTTCGAGTCTTTCGTTAGTTAAGTCTTCAACTCGATAACGACTTCCATCAGGAAGCTCTATAATGCTTCCCATGGGAATTTTATCTTTAAGATCTGGGCTAATAGCAACCGTATAGCCTTCCTTTGGTTCTGTTCCAGTAGCAGTGGGATTGCCAGTCGGCAAATAGTAGGTAACACGACCAAATTTTAATTCAGGAACTGGCGTGGGAGTGGGAGTTGGGGTTGGTGTTGGCGTTGGCTGGGTAAACCACTTGCGCTGTTCTTCTATTGATGGCGGCTTTGGCCTCTTTCCAAAAAACAAATTCCACCACTTGATGGGGTTTTCGAATATTTTCTTGTTTCCGGCAAACCTAATAGCCATTTCATTTTATTAAAACCTAACAATGCTTCCGTCCGGCCTAACAATCTCTATTCCCCCCTCTTCTCCGCCGCCCTCTGGTTCTCTAAACCACGCCTCAACCTGAGATTCGCTTTCTTTGGCCGGGCCGTATCGAGAGGCAGCATTATACTCTTCCCTGATTTTATAGGTGGGAATAACACTAGCATACCTTCTCATTACATCCTCAAAGGTGGCTCCAGCCAAAACATCCTTTCTCAAGCTAACTAGGGCTGCAGCAGTGGCCCTTTCACCAGCCGTTCCTCCGCCACCGCCCCGTCTCAGGGCTCTTTCTTTGTAACTTCTCTCCCAATCAATGGCTTCTTTAGCGGTTTTTCCAATCAGCGCCAACAATTCGCCAGCTGATTCGTTTCCACCAATTTCAATTCCAGACTCGGCTGCTGCCGCTTGCAGGTTTTTAAAATATTGTCTTTCCTCAGCTGCCAGCTGTTGGGCCAACTCCCATTCGCGATCTTCAAGTTGGCGCTGCCGTTGAAGTTTGTCCCAAAGGATATCGAGTTGGGCCTGCCTATCTTCGGTAAACCCGGTCAACATTCTTGCATTTCGGTCAACTGTAACTGAATAAGCAAGCTGATACGGCTCAAGATTCATCTCTTGTGCCCGCATTGCCAATTCTGTTTTTGTGCCAATTCCTCTCTCGGCCATCCCAATTCTTTCTCCAAGCCTGCCAAGAGAAGTGCCAAGCCGAGAAAGCTTTTCAATCCATGGTTTTTTGCCAGCCGCCACCATTGCTCTTCTCTGGGCCTCTGTAGCTAATGATTCTCTAGTACGAGCCGAAACATCGGGCTCAATCATGTCGAGGTAATCTTCAATTGAAGCAATTTCCTTCATGAGGGTGGTGGCTGTTTTTTTCATCATTGGCAACCCAGCTGTTTCCTCCAAGCCAGAATAAATATCAAGCGGACTTTGTCTTGATCTCATTTGGGCAAGAAGATTTTTTAAGGCCACATCCTCAGTGGCAAATTGGCCCTTAATATACTCCTGAACAGACGGGACAGATTCAATGGCCGAATAGTCGCCACCGCCACCGCCAGCAGCACTCTCTAATACCCAATCGCTGCCCGGGTTGCCCTTCCATGTGGCACCACCGTAACTCACGGTTTGGTTAACTACATTTGGCGCGTATGGTGGTTTTTCGTAAGCCATAGCTATATTATATCACGAACTAATTATCCCAATACTCTTTAAAACATCAATTAATGTTCCCAAAACATCGGCAACTACATCAACGCTCCCAACATTACAATCAAGGGTTTTGTCTTCTGTTTTGTTGGTTACCGACCAGCCGGTGTCTGGAGTAGACCAAGACGGATTAGCTCCAGAGCCACCGGTAACTAAAACTCCGCCACTTGTTCCGGCATTCAAAAGCTTTAGTCGGTTCTCAGAATCAATATAGATAATATCACCTTGCGTTCTTTCTCCAAGATAAATATGACGGTCATGAACCGAGCTTGGAGTAATGTCTGCCTGATGAACGCGCCTTGACTCTAGCTCATTAATCCGCTCCTCAAGCTCCTTGATTTTTTCCGAAAGGTTGTTTTCCATCAAGTTCTCCTTTCACGCTGCAAATCGTCAATATCAATAGCCCAACCATAAACTTCAGGGCTAGTAGAGTTGGTTGTTGCCAAATCAATGCCAACTTGAAACTCATTAAATCTGGCCCCCTTAGTTGGAAGCGGCAGCCTTGCTTCGATTTTGTCAGCAGTAGAGACTGCATCTCCGAACGTCCAACTATCAGCCCTATCTATCTTGTATTTAAGGGTAACAGAATCCCCACTTGAAAGCTTCTTGAAATAGGCCCTGATAACTTGAGCCTGTTTTTGCGCCCAAATCTTATTGGCATCCGTAATAAGAAACTCAACTGTAGCGTTAGGAAAAGGATCATTTGACGGCGTTACTGAATCAACCCCGTAAGAAGTGTTATTCCGCCAGCTTATAAAAAGAGAATCTCCAATAGGAAACAGGCCACCAATTTCGAGACTGCTTCCAGTAGTTACTCCCAACGAAAGAGAATAGTCAAAACTAAGCGTTTCGGGAAGGTTCTCATAAAGTCTGCCGTAAGAGTAAACTCCCCGCTTGATTGTTGAAGAAGTCGAATTTTCTGCCATTCCAACATGAACCAAAGCACGATAAGTAGTAATGGCGTTTGGATTGATTTCAAGCGTATCGCCAGTTTCAACATTAGGCATTCTTAAAACTTTTCTAGGAATACCGCCAGAATATCTCAAGAGGTCGCCAGAGTATCCGGCAATAAAGTAAAGTGGATCACCGCTGGCAATGGCATTAATTCCGCCCTCCTTAACTGGAATTTTGTAGTTATAAGTAGTTGATATTCCATCCCAAAGGAACAACATTCCCTGATCATAATCAGTAAGACTATCTCCACGCACTGTTCCTATTACCAAAAATTCACGCCAATGACCAAGACAACGAACACGGTAGCCAGAGGGGAAAGTTAGGCGATGGGGATTATAGCTGGCGGCATCCCATGAGGCCAAATATCTTCCGTTTCCAATTACTAAAAGATTAGTAATTTGTTCAATTGGGTGGAAAACATTATCAACCAAAAAACTAAAATAGGTGTGAAAATCGGCCGTTTCAAGATCATTGGTAGTTGTCGTGGTAACTGTTCCGTCAGCCACCGTTGAGGTGAGGTGAAAATGATAACTAGACCCAAGAACAACTCGCAATGGCGAGTCAAAGGTAAACTCAACATCACCGGCCGATGATGGCAAATCGGCATTGGCAATAGTTTTTGAACCAATCTCACGATTTAAAGCATCGTGAACTGTGAGTGTCCAGTCACCTGTTCCTTTTGCAGCTAATAAAACCTCAACACTTTTTAGTGGTTCTTTGGTTGGAGTAAAAGTCTGTCTATGGGTATCGGTTTCGCTAATTGATGTTTGGAGAGTATAGGTATTGCCGCTAGTATCCAGTGACTGATCAAGGTCAAGTCTAGTGGTGGGAGAACGAAATGGAACATCGTCAGCGTCATACGAGGGAGAATTTTGCAACGTTAAGGAATTGCTATTCGCTGACGAATCACCACCAGAATTATCTAGCTCATAATAGGCAGCCAGACCGGCCTCTCCGCCAGAAAGCTCAATTTCTTTATAGGCGTTAAGTTCAGTATCTGATCTAATATCGTTCCAAATCCTAACATCATCAACCTTGCCATCAAAGTGATTTTCATCGTCTCCAGACGAATCAAGCGAAGCCCCGATAGCAAGAACAGCAGTACTATCATAAATTGAAGTTTTTGATCCAGTAGCTATTCCCGCACTAGTTCCGTCCACAAAAAACTCGGCCTGAGAGGCTGAAGCATCCCAAGTAACCGCATAACGATACCATTGAGATGTCTGTGGGTCGCTCTCAAGAGTTTTTGACAAAACCTCTGTATTTCCAGATGTGCCATCGGTAGAAACTGAAAATCTAAGCTGATATTTGGTTGTTGTTACCAAAGTGTCGTCTTGAGTGACATCAAGAGTTGGGCTGGTTGTTCCGGAATAGCTAGTGTAATAATCAAGATGAATCCGACCGTTTCCGCCACCACCCCCAGCTGGCTGAAAATTTGGGTCACGAGCAGCTCCACCGCTACCGCCATTTGCCTTTAAAAGAGATGTGCCAAGAGTTGCCGATTGAGATTTAATAAGAATTGAACCGCCAGCACCACCACCGGAACCAGCTATCCCATCGGAAGCATCTACGCCATCTGCCCCGCTAGCGTTTATTGAGCCAGAAACAGTAAGAGTTGATCCATAAAAAAATATAAAGCCACCACCATTGCCACCTAAACTATCATTTTTTCCAGTATTGGCGGAACCGTTTCCACCAGCGCCACCAAATAGGGCAGTTGTTAGGTCAGCTGTTCCGCCAGTTCCTCCACCAGTTCCCCCCTGCATAATCCCCTCGTCTCCAGCGCCAGAATCGCCGCCGTCAGCGCCAGATGAGGCATAGCCACCACCACCACCGCCAGCACACCTATTTCCTTTATCGTGTTGGCCACCGCCACCACCCATTCCATTCGCTGAGCCAGATTGAGAACCAGTGCCATTCTGTCCCTCTCCCTGATAGGCATAATGGGTTGGATCTTCTCCAACAGAAACTGTTTGTCCGTGCCTAAAGCCCTTGCCAACCGCACTAATTGTCCCGCTAACCGTAACTGTCCCATTAGCGAGAAAAGCCAAAATACCACCAACGCTTCCATTCCAGGCCTTGGCCGTCCACGTCTTACCAGCATTAACGGTAACATTGGTATATTCCTTTAAAACAAGCACCTGAGCACCAGGGGTGTAGGTGTTTTTCAAGGCGTTAGCGGTTGTAATTGTTCCGGCCGTATAGCTGGCAATTTCATTTTGTTCCCAAACACCAGCATTGGTTCCATAAGTTTGGTGAACAAGAATCTTTTGACCAACAGCAAAAGAGGCATTAGTGGCCGACAAGGAATAAGTCGCGGCCGTACCGGTACAAGTTGAATCAATTGGAGATTGGGTTGTGTTAGAAGAAATAGTTAGAGCTCCATCGCTTCCATCGCCAAACCTTGCAGAAACACCAGCCAAATCAAACTTGTAGCTCCTCTGGTCGCCATTTTCATTCCACTTGCTTACCAAGACCATTTGGTTTCCGGCCGATGGTAAAGATTCCATCTTAAAACAGCCCTCAATAGTAATGTCGCTGGTAATAGATAACGAAGCATGATCGGCGGCAGTAGCATATTGAGATGAGCCTGATTCTAAATCAAGAGAATGGGTATTTTTGGGAACGCCCCCCTGTGATCCCAAAAAATCGTCAACAAATGTTTTTGTTCCACTCATTGGTCCATAGCGACCGATCGCTGTATCGGAGGTATAATACAAATACTGATCTTCACCAAAATACTTCATTCCATTTCCATGTGAGTTAGAAACGGTTCGCAAATCGCTCCAAACCTCAGACGATGTTCGCTTGTAAATATGTCCGGCGTCTCCATAAAAGTATGAATCAGTCGAATCATATTGGTCCCCGCACATAATCAAATCTTTGACAACCGTCCCGGAAACTTTTAGTGTTCTTGGGAGTATTTTGAGCTTAGTTGGGTCACTACGGTAATCAAGACATTCCGCCCATAAAAATTGGGATCGCAAACCTTCCTTTTCGGAATAAGCGATTCCTTGAAAACGACTTTGGGGAATGATTCTTCGGGCCATATTAACTAAGATTCAAAGGATAATAATTAGGATTAACCAATTTTCTCCTGCCAATATGACGATTGGGAATAATTGGGCTAGAAGATCGATTAGCCCAAGCAGCCTCTGCGTCTCTTACGCCCTCCTTCCAAAGTCTTTCATACTCCCGGGCAAGCTGAACATCTTTTCGAAACAAAGCCCACATCCAAACGGCATAATAAACCGGTAAAATATGAGTTTCTGGCGGCGTATTAGGAAACTCACCAATCGTATAGCTCTCACTTCCACCAGAGATAGACACGCCCTGATATTCCTTCTCTAAAGTAATAGAAGTGCTTCCGCCAACCGCTGAAATTTTATACCACTCCATGTCGTCATCAATCCTAAAATAGCGTCCAACCATTGAGGATGTCCAAGAAGTACCGCTTCCGGTAACTGAGGTTGAGCCATTGGCAAGAGTGGTAATAGTTCCAGTAGTGTAATCGTCTTGGCTTAAGGGCTTGGTCATTGCCCGGTAAAGCATAGTGGCGGTATTAGCCGAAGAAGGAATCGGGTAAAGCTCGATACGATCCTGTTTGATAAAGCAATGAGAAAGAAAGTTACTAGTGCTCTGAGTGGTAGTTGAATTAAGAGTGCGCCAAAGATTGATGTTCTGAATCAAATCAGCGTGATATTGGGTTGTCCCAACGGTAACATACAGCTCGGTTAGGGTTCGAAAGTTCTCCGGAAGTTGATAGGCTTGATTTGATGTTCCCGAAATGGCATCATCCACAGTCGTGAAGGTTCTTGTTTTGTCCTGATAAAAAACATTTAAAAGAACATCAAGCTTCCGCTGGCCCTGCCTAATCCACGTCTTTCCCATCGACAAATTAGTAGAATCGTCGTCGGAAGTAAGATTTTGAAACTCGGTATACTGTCCCTGATAGCTAAGCATTAACTATATTATATCACAGGAACAGCAATAGATGAAAAGCTATTTACACGAAGCTATGAAAGTTCCTTCCACCTTCTGAGGGCTGCTTCTTCGGCGTCGTCCATATCTTTGCCAGCAATTTCCTGATACTTCTTTTGTTTCTTTTCCTCTTCTCCGGCCGAACTCTTGCCAATCTTTTTAACCAAGTCTTTTTGCTTTCCAGATACATCCTTTTGGTTTTCGCCACCTTTGCCGCCCCCATGCTTGGCTTCCCAAATTTCATACGCCTCATTCATATTGGTCACTCCCTTATACTTAGCAATAATTCCAGAAAGCTCTTGGTCAAAAGAGGCTCCTTCTTTAGTACCGGCCTTTGGAAGGTTTGGATTTTTTATTCTAAGATCAGCCAGCTGATTATCCCACTCCCTGTTAATTTCATCTGCCTTTCTTTTGAGCTCATCCGCCATTGCCTTTTGCTTCCTTTCCCAAGCTTCGTGAATTTTCTGACCGGCCTCCTCCCAGTCTCGAGGCTTAAACCCTTCTGGAAAAATGCGGTCAGTTTCCTTCTTTTCGGTATCGGTATCGGTCTTCTTTTCCCTCTTTTCCAAAACCCTCTCAAAAACACGGCTTGTTTTTTCAATAAAATCTTCTTCTGATTCAAACGAAAAGCCTTTTTCCTCTTCTTCTTCTTTCTCCTCATCTTCATGCTTATCCTCCTCCTCTTCGTCTTTTTCTTCTGTTAAAACATCACCAAACGACTCAAGCTCTTCGTCGGTCAGCTCATCCTTGTTTTCCCGAAGAAAATCCCTCTCCTCGTCAGAAAGCTCATCAGCATCCTTAAGCCTAATATCGTCTAAGTTAAAATCTGCCATAATTACACCAAGCTATCTCTTGGATCTCCCACCTCCTTCAGTAGCTCGCTAACTTTCATCTTATCAAGCTTCTTTCTGGTTTTATCATCAATGGTCATTTTTAAAACATCCTCAGCATATTTGTATATTTCTTGTCTAGTTGGCACAGGCCTTGGAGATTCTTTTTCTGGCTTATCACTGGTTCGCTTTGCTTTTTTTAATCCGGCAAAAGTCTCTACATCCTCTGGCGTGGCACCACTTTTAGTTGGTTTCTTTTCTTTAAGTGCCTTCTCGGCTCTTTTTTCGCCCTCCTTGATTTTGTCCAAAATTCTGTCTACTTCAGATGGGGCGTTTACCCTATCAACAACCTCTTTTGTCTTTTCCGCCTCGGATTTTTCTGGCTCTGGCTGAAAACTCTCTTCGCCAACAATAATTTGTTCCATTAAATCTCTTCTTGCTTCCTGATTTGAAATGCGCTGATTATTTTTAATCATAATCTTATCAACTAAATGCTTAATAGCATGTTTAGCAAGAAACTTTGGAAATCGTTTAACCTCTCCCGCCGGGATAACATATGGCGGATTACCGGAACGAGCGTCATACTCGAAAACAAAATCCTCATCGTCAATATTGTGAACAGCCACAATATTCCATGCCTTTCTGGGTAAACTAGCCATTTTTCCTCACCTCCTCGGTACTTTTCAAAGGAATAGCCACAATTTGTCCTTCTATTGTACTATTGCCGTATTTAAGAGTGGGGCGAAGTTGATAGCGATGTTTTTCACAAACGCGGTTAATATCTTCAAGAAATGCATTGAGTTTTTTATCGTTCGCTGGAGATTTCTGCTCTGCTTTTGGCATGGTTTTATGAACTCTAGTTTATATTATAACATATTGTCAAAATTAACGCCAAGGCAATACCATCTTTATAAACATAAAAACAAGCATCCCGAAATGCCAAGTTACGGAATCGGAACAATTCCTCGTCCAATAATCCCTACTAAAGGAACAGTATATGTAATACTGAGCGTTGGATCATTGCTTGTTCCTGTGTACTCGGACATTCTATACTTTATATCCCCATCAAAGCCCGTAGGGGCCGAATCATCACAATCCTTTTCAGTTCTTAATCCAAGTTTTGTCCATCCAGTTTTACTAATCCATCCTTTTCCTGTGGCATTAAGAGTGAAAGTATTGGTGCCTAAATCCGCAGTAACTCTAGGGGCCCCTTCAGTGGGACTATTTATTGAGCCACACTGATCAAGATCACCTGTTACCAGAGAAGTCATAGAGGCTTGTGATGTTTGAACAAGAGCTATGCCGGGATCCGCTGATCCTTTTTGGCCACAATGAATTGAAAAAGTGGCAGCACTAATTGTCGCATCGCCTGGCAATCCAGAGGTGTCAATAGGAAAAAAAAGCCTTGACATATAATAATTACCTGACAGATAGGTTTGAAGATCTAATGCGTCACTGGTATAATCAGCACTGGTACCAGTACTTGCATCGTGAACAGTATTCCAATCAGCTCCATAATTTCTAACTTGTCCATCTCCAGCACCACTGTAGTAAGACGCGGCTGCCATAAACACAGCAGGAGAAAACACATAATTATCAAATGATTCTCCAATCTCTTTGGTAGTAAAGTAAGGAAGCAAATATTTTGCCACTTTTTCATAACAAAAGAATTGTGCTTCAATTTCGCCATTCTGCTTTAGAAAGTGCCATCCATTAGGATCAACCTTAACAATAGGATGTTTTTCTTTAATCCCAATTAACCACTTGCCCGCTTCGCTATTTATAAGAGAAAGAAGTTCTTTTTGATTTTCTAAAAAGAATAATTTATTTCGTAATTGAAGATCAGTAAATTCATTCATTTAGCTCTCAATTGTATAATAAGAAACAACTACATCAATTGATCCACCAGTAGGTACTTGTGAAGTAATCCTCAAATCTTCATTATCTGCTCCAATCCCCAAGATTCCCGACCCACTTCCCTCAACCACACCAGAACCAGCAGCAATACCCGGATGAGATAAAATTACTCCAGTGGAAGTGGGAGTAGTAGCAGTAGCAAAGCCAATTCTAACCTGAACATCTACTGAGCAAGCGTTATCAACTAAAACTGAACAACGAGTTACCACAATCTTAGTTCCAGGGGCAACCGTCACAATAGCCGCATCAGTTTGAGCAGTAGTGTAATTTGCTCTTAAAGTAATTATATTGGGATGACCACCGATCACCCAAGGGATTCCGTGCCTATTGGCAAACCAATTGGTTCTATCGTTGACCGCCACCGCCGCAGGATTAGTCCCGTGAGCAATTGCCTTAAAGCCGATTTTAAGCGGATTACCACTATCTACAGTGTCATGGGCCTTATTTCCGCTACAGTCCAACGGATAAGAGCCATCGGTGGCAACCATTAATATGCCTTGGGCAGTTACCTTAATTCTTTCCCATTGGGTATTGTTTGGTTCATAGCCAACCAAATAAGCACCAACTGCCGGAGCAGTTGGGTTTGATAAGGTATCACTTAAAGCAACTGCTGATGGCAACTCGCTATTTACTGTTACCGTATTATTTATAGAAACATCGCCAATATCAACACCATCATTGGCCGCTAGCTTTCCAATTGTATTAGTACCGGCCGGAAGCGAACCAACAATATCTACTTGCATCTCCGAACCGCTGATCGCGCCAGATAGAGTGGAAGTATCAGCATCAATAGTAGTTAGCAGCCCCTCAATCCCATCAACATGGCCTATGATAGTTGACTGATTGGCGGCAGTTGCCAATCCTGCCCCATCAGACACAATATCGACCTGCATCTCTGAGCCAGAAATGGCGTCATCAATTTTTTCAACAGCCGTCTTTATCGCCGCAGAATTTGTTTCGGTAATAGCCCCCTGTTGTTCAACCGGAAGCGGTTTTGCAGCAGAAACAGCTCTTAATGTGTTGGAAGTATCCTCCCACATTATCGCAATACCGGTTATAGTAGCATCAGTATCGCCCTCAGTATATTCAGTATTAGCAGAAGAACCAGAAACAATATCAACCTGAAGGTTTCCAGAAGCGTCTACTGCCAACGCCCGATAGTTAGACCCATCAGACCCCAAGCACAAAACTCCCTTGTCGTCTGCATCAACTGCCTCGCCATTCTGAAGCCCGGTCTGGGAACTAAGCCCGGAAGTGATGGAAGCATCAACCAGAAGCCGCTTGGTTGACCCATCAGCAACCAGGGCAATGACCTCGCCGCTTGACGAATCCTTTACAACAAGCGTTCCTCTACGCTGGGGATCTGTGCCAGAAATTTCGTCAGCCATACCTATATTATACCACCTTTCGACCGAAGCTCCTTGGCCACCCGCTGAAGCGTCATCTCCCTGTCTTTTAACAACCTTTCTTTCTCCCTAATCCTCTTCCTCGCAACATTAAAGTGCCTCTCTTTTGCCTTAATTTCCTCGTTTTTGCTAGTGATTTCCCTTTTTAAGTTATCAAGCTTTTTTCTCTCCTTGTCGACAACTCTCTCAAAAAACTTAGCCAACTTATCAGCTTTTTCATAGCGCCTGTCGGCATCAACAAGCTTTTTAGCAGCGATTTCTTCCTTTTCTTTAGCCATAGAAATCGCCCCCTTAAGGATTTTTTCCATCTCAATAGTATCATTAGCCATCTGGCGCAATTCGGCGGCTTTTTTCCTCTGTTTTGAGGCTATCCTGGAGAAAGTTTCATTGATTTTGGCCAAATAGCCAGCAATTTGTTCTTGCTCACGCTTTAAATCAGTCATACACTCCAAGTAAATATTATTGTTTCAAGTCAATAATTTTCGCAATCTTATTTATAAGCGGCATGATTGTTCCCTGCCACTCCTGCCCACTCCACCGGCTGTTGAATAAGACTTGGCTTATCAATTTAAGCTCCGCTTTGGTTAATTCTACCTTCTTGGGTTTTTCCATAATTTTACCAATACTTTGTGTTAAGCGACATGAATTGTCCTGTAACTGGTTTGTTTTCTTCACTTCCCAGCGTATAAAATGTTGACGGGCTATTCTGGTTGTTGTATTCGGTAATGAACCAGTTTAAATCCTCAATGTTTTGGACAATGCGAACCTCATCCATGTAGGCGTTAGACGGGTTACCCCCGCTTGGAGCCGCACCCAATCCAATATCGCCACCGCTCTGGGTCTTACCGCTAATACTAACCCCAGAGCCATATTCTGAATTGTTAATGACAAGGTGCATTTTGTCATCAGTTTTATTGAAAACCCAAGCAAAATAGCGCCAAGTGTCATCGCAAACATCTCCAGTAAGAATACTATTCGCCTCCTCGTTAAACATAAATTTAAACCCGTCACCAGACCATGCAGAACAGATTGTATAACCACTTGATTGACGAGTAAAAACTCTTTCCCATGACGAAGCTCCAGTTGGGTATTTAGCCCAAAAAACCCAAGCAAAGGGATCATCAACACCAAAATCAAAGTCGGCGTGGCTAGAAATAGAAATTCTATCAGAATTAGCCTTTATGAATTGTATTCCAGTTCCAACTTTTCCCGTAACAAAATCGCCACCATTATTTGTCCCATTATGGTTGCCGGTAGAGTCGTTTGCGTCGTTCTCAAGATGATAAACAGCAACATATTTTCCGCCAGTTGTCCAAACCGAAGCGGCATTTTCTTGGCTGGAAGCTCCAGCGTTACCATAATACATATATATATCCGTATCGGCTGAAGTAGAAAGACTGGGTATTCTCACCCAAGCAATTAAAGCTCCCGTAGCCCCATTAAAGGAAACCAGCTCGTGATCTAGTTTAGTTTCTCCGTCAGACGAAGTAAATAAGATGTCATCTCCATCATCTTGAGCAGTGTTGGCAAGTTCCGTGTCAGAAGCAAGAAGCACTAGAACAGGAAAATTAGAATGGCTACCAGAGCCACTAACCTTTGTATTGTCAATGGTTATTTTTTTACGATTTGACCAATCTTTGTCATACCAACCCATGTTTCCTTTCTACGGGGCAAGATAGCCCGTCACTGTCACAGAAATATTTCCTGCGGCACTAGCAACAACATCTAAATCCTGATTGGTATCTACCACTAAAGGCGCTTCAG